ATGGAAACCCATATTGGCGAATTCGCGGCTTTCCGCCGGCGGCGCCTGGTTGGAAAGCTGCGCGGAAAGCGCACCAGTCCAGCGGGCGCGCAGCGTATCGCGTTCATCACGGATCACGCTGACCACGGCGGAATTCGGCATGATCGGGGCGGGGCTGCGCGCCGCCACCGCTTCAAGCGCAGCTTCAAGCGCGGCTTCGCGCGTGGCGCCGCGTTCAATCTGCGTCAACGCAAACTCAGCCGGCAGGCCGTTGCGTTCGGCAATGCCGCGAACCTCAGCAATGGAAGCCGCCGCCGGCACAACCGGGGCAGGGGTTTGGGCCGGGCTATTCCCGCCGGCCTGGGCGATGGATTCGGACATGCCGATCTCCTTGGCTACTGCCGGCGAAATTGCCGGCGGGTTGGAAACTACCGGCGCCGCTACCGGCACCGCATCGCGCGCCGCGCGCACCAGCCCACAAAAGGCTGCGGGCGCGGCGGCGTAACGATTGGGGTCAAGCGCCGCAAAGGCGCGAATTTCTGCGGGCTCCGCCGCTTCATTGGCAAAACCTTCCGCCACGGCCATATCCGCATCAAACCAAGTTTCGGCGCGCATCAAGGCGGCCACGGTTTCTTCATCCTTGCCGGATTTTCCGGCATAGGTACGGCGATAGGCGCCGCTGATCTGGTCCAGCACATCGGCCTGCTGGCGCATGGTTTCCGCATCGCCCAGCGCGCCGCCCCAGGCTTCATGGATCATCAGAAAGGCATTGCCCGGCATCACAATCCGGTCACCCGCCATAGCGATAAGGCTGGCCGCTGATGCGGCGATGCCTTCCACAATCACGGTTTTTGGCCCGGCATGGCGCGCCAGCATGTTATGGATGGCGATACCCGCCAGCGCATCCCCGCCATAGGAATTAATGGAGATGGTCAAAGGCTGATTGGCCGAAAGCTTTTTCAACTCCGCAGCGACACCGGCGGGCGTAATATCCCAACCAACATCACCCAACAGCGAAAGCACCGCGGCCTGTTCGGACGCAGCGCGCATTTGCACTGGCATAAAAGCCCCCTTTTAAGCGTTTGTCGCCGCAAGCCCCGTGGCGGCGATTTCAATGGCGGAATTGACCGCAGCATCCTGCGCGCCGCCGGAAGCATTGGCGCGGCGCGGGTCAGCATCCAGGATCAGACCCAGATCATCATGCAGCGCGTTGTCTTCGGCGATCTGCTGCGCGATAATGGTTGGGTCATAGCCCTGTTCCGTCACCGCCTGGCGCCAGGTCTTCAGGCCCATGCGGATCATGGCCTTGGTCGCCAGCGCGTCCTTCATTGGGTCCACAAATTCGAACACAGGCGGGCCCCAGGCTACCGGGTAGGCGTGCGGCGCGGGCGGCAGCACACCGGCACCAAGCGCGGATGCCACCCAGGCCCGCCAGATCGGTTCACACATGCCAGGGACCAGCAAATGCCACTGGTCTTGTTCAAGCTGGCGCTTGAAGGCCAGGCGCCCAGCGCGGAGCGATGAATAATTTGCGCCGGAAAGATCACCCGTCAGCAAATCATAGGTCAGGCCATAAGCGGCGGCGATGGCGTGAAGCTGGTGCTTCGCCAATTCATTGAAGCCGCCGGTGCCGGATGGCGTGGCGAAGGAAACATCTTCACCAGGCAGCAGCCGTTCAATCATGCCAGGCGAGAAAGTTTTCAACGCATCGCCGGTTTCAGAATCAGTCCCTTCCAGCGGGCCGCGACCAGGCGCGGCGTCACTGGTGATGAAAGCCGCCAGGCAGGCTTGCACCTTGGCTTGCTGCAACGCCGCGTCTTCCAATTCATCCAAAGCCATCAAGCGCGTAATGACCGGTGCCGCCACCGGCACGCCGCGCACCTGGCCGGGGCGCGTGGCCTTGAACAGGTGGATAATGTCGGAAGCCGGCACGCGACGGCGCAGCATGGTTCCACGGCCAAAGGTGGCGGCTTCGCCGGGGTGCCGATCAAACAGCCAATACGCCACGGGCGCGCCCATGGCGTTATATTCCACGCCATTGGCAATCAGATTGTCTTCGGGCCGGCGGCGTTCTTCATTGTAGGTTTCATCAAGCAGGTCAGGTTCCAGCACCTGCAGCGCCAGCGGCACATTCAAGCCGCGCCGGCGCTGTTCGGCGGGCGCCAGACGAATAAGCTGGATCAGCACTTCACCGGCTTCAGCGCGCGTGCGGGCGGCCAGTGCTTGCAACCCGTAAAAATCCATCTGGCCGGTAACGTCACACCGCGCGGCCCAGGCTTCAAAAGCGGCATCCACCGCTGCATTCACCGCATTGATCTGGTCGCGTTCTTCCCGCGTAGCCAAGGGCACCGCCGAACGCGGCGTGATGCCGGTGCCGATCTGGTAGCCGATAAGCGTATCCAGCGCGGAAGCCGCCCAGGCATTGTTGCGCACCAGGTCGCGCGACCGGTCGCGCAGTGTCTTCAAGCCTTCCTGCACTTCGGCGCGCGGGCCATTGGCGCTGGAAAGCCGCCCCATGCGGCGGGACCGACGCGCACCATCATAAGCCGCCTGGATGCCCTGCAGCGCCAGGCGCGCGCGCGCACGGCGCAGCGCGGCTTCCGGCGCAAGGTTGGCAAGCAGGCGGTCAAACCACATGGCGGGTTAGTCCCTTCTGAAGGCTAAAAGCGTTGTGCGGTTCATCGGCACGGAAAGTTCGCGGCGTAGCGCGGCAATGGCTTGGCTCATTTCCGTGATGCTGCGATACTTCACTGATCGGCCATCGGAAAAGCGCACTTCCATCACCGCGCCGTTCTGCGCCATGGCGGCGGTCAGCGCGTCAATATCGGCTTGCGTTGCCATGGTGAACCTTTCAAATCCAGTCGGATCGGCGTTCAAACCAGCCACCACTTCGGGGGGGCGCGGCGGGCTTTACTTGTGGTGGTGGCGGTGCTGCCACAGCGGCCAAGGTCTTCAAATCGGGCTGCCAAAGGGCAGCCATATCAGCTTGCGCATCTTCAGGCCTGCCCACACGTTCCGCGATCAGCTTTTCCCAATGTGCATCAGTCAGGTTCGCGGTTTCATGCCGGGCCAAGGCGCGGGCATAAACGGCGATATCCCATTGCTCGTTGCGGGGGCGGACTTTGCGCCATTCCCGCCTGGTGAAGCCCGCGCGGTTGCCGATTTCCACACAGGCTTCGGCGGTGATCTGTTCAAAAAACCCAAGGTCCAAAGCTTGCGGAAAATGCGCCGCGCCCTTCGGCCAGGCGCCGGTCGCATCAGGCCCCATTTCCGTGAGCCTGAGCGCTGCCGCCACTTCCGTTTTCAGATCCCAGGTACCAACCGGCCAAAGTAGGACCGATCCGATTTTCTTGCCGTTGTAATCCACATCTTGCGGCTTCGGCATACCAAGCGGCGGTTCACCCCACTTCGCCCGGCCATCCAGCGCCATGATGCGCGGATCGCGCCGCGCGGCGTGCCGGCGGGCGTAGGAATAAACCCGCTGCGGCAAATAGCCCGAGTCAATCCCGTAGCAGATCGGTGCCCATTCGCGGCCCCAGGCGTCGCGGTAGGTTTTGCCGACCACTTCATCCAAAGCCAACCACACCGGATCAAGCGCCGGGTCACCTTCCAGAATGCCGCCATCCACCCACCAGGAAGACAGATGGCGATCCCAGCCATACACACCCCATTCCAGGCGATCACCTTGCACGTCCACTGCGCCGGTCAGGAACAACACGCCGGGCGGAATGCGCCGAGGCGGATAGGCTTCGCGCCGGCGCCACAGCAATTCATGGCTCGGCAAATCGTAGCGCGGTTCATAAGGCAGGCCGAGCACCTGCTGAGTGAACACTTTATCCAGCAGCGGATCATCCTGGCTGCGCTCGCGCTGTTCCGCCACCCAGGCCCAAGACACGAAAGGCGAATACAGCGCATTCAGCGCAAAGCTTGCGTGATGCACCAATAACTCGGGCCGCTCATGCACCCATTTGCCAGCGGCCAGCATGGCAGCCTTTTGGCGATGCTCGATCCCGACGCCGCACGCTGAACAATGATAGAGCGCCGCGCTTGGCTCCCCCTTCGGCCAGCGCAGATTTTCAAAAATCAGCGGTTGCTCTGTGCCGCAATCGGGGCAGGCCACATGGAACCGGCCTTGGCTGCCATCTTCGAACCGCGCCGATATGCGGCACTGACCCTTGATGCCGGGCGTGGATGCCGCGGCGATTTTCTCCCGCCCCGTCCATGCCATGGCGCGGGCTTCGGCCATGGAAACCGGATCGCCGCGCCCATCCACATCCATCGGAAATTCTGAGACTTCATCCAGCAGGATCACCCGCTTGGTGACCATCTGCAGGCCCTTGGAGGAATTCGCCCCCGTCAGGTCAATGTTCCCGCCGGCAAAAATCTTTCGCTTGGTGGTGCTGCCGGTTTCATCCCGGCTCACCAACGCCCGCACCTTGGCCGATACCGCCGGGGAATTCGCCAGCATCGGTTCCAGTTTGTCGCGGTTGAACTTCTGCGCTTCATCCAGCGAAGGCAGCACCCAAAGCACTGTGGTCGGCGTTTCCGCGATGATCTGGCCCGCCAGGTTCAGCAGCGCCATTGTTTTACCAACCTGGGCGGACGCCATCAGCGTCACGCGCCGCGCCGGATGCGAAAGGCTTAGGGCATCCATGACATCGCGCAGATAGGGCACTCGGTCAGTACGCCAGCCGCCCGGGAAAGGCCCTTCTTCCGGGCCCAGGACGCGCTCTGCGTCGGCCCAGGCCGAAACCAGACGTTCGGGCGGCGAAGCCAAGCCGCGCGCCCAAGCCCGGCGAAGCACCGGGCCAGCATCAGGCAGCGCTTGGAACATCTGCCGCGCTCAATTCGCCCGCCAGCCCATCCAGGGCCCGGCGCAGGGCCTGTGTGATCGTGGCCTGGATGGCGATCTCGTCACCCAGCCTGGCGCAATCCGCAGCCACTTCCTGCGGGATCTGCAGCAGCCGATCGCGCAGCTTACGGGCCATGTCTTCTTGCTCGGCCTCTACTCGAGCCGCTTCGAGTAGCTTGCCTTGCTGACGACCAAGCTCCAATTCCGCAAGCTGAGCATCAGCGGCCATCTTGCGAAGCCGCTCCGCCGCGAGGCCAGATTCCGCATCGCCAGCGGCCTGCGCGGCGCGGCCCGTGGTTTGCAGCAGCGGATCAAGGCCCGATTCGCGAAGCGCAAGGTACGAATCCAAATCAACTTTGCCGTCCGCCCCCCGCAGCCCATAAGCGGCCACCTGGCGCGACACGGTAGACTTGTTCACCCCGGCGTGTTTCGCGATATCGGTGATGCTGAGCCGTGGCATTTACCCCACGCTCCCAATACCGATTTGCCGCTTCATGTTGCGCAACAAAGAGAATTTTGTTGCACCCTTCTGCAATTTCCCCACTACCAATGCCGGGCGCGCAAAGCCGCCCGCATACAAAATCGGGCCGGAAGGACCCGCGAGGGGCACCACGCAAGCGCCGTGCCAACGCGATGCGCAAGCGGCGTGCCAAAGTGATAGAAGGATTTTCTGAAAGCTTGAAGGCGCCGGGCACACTTCTGAGCGATAGGTATTCATAGCATCGAAACGTGGTGGGATGTCAAGCGGGTATTTTCACCGCCTGCCCAGCCAGCCCTTTCCACATACCAGCCCAGGCTTTGCCGTAGCCGAGCCAAGGCGTTGCGCTGGTCAATCCGCAGCGCATCCGCCACTTGCCGCACGCCGCGCCCCTTGACCACCACCAAGCGCGTCAGGTCTTCGATGGTTTCATCTGACCGCCGAGGCAAGCGCCGCGCCGGCAAGCGCCGCGCCCAGGCGCGCCAGGGGCCGAAGCGCTCACGTTCCGCTTCCTCGATCCCCATCAGTTCCCCGGTGCCGTCCGATCCGCTGGCCAAGCGCTCAGCGAACTGGCTGCGCACCATCGGCACGCGCCCTCCATCCAGGTATTCCACCACCAGCCTGATTTCCTGACCCGCGCGAAACTCGATCGGCGTGATCTTGCCCGCATCCCGCAGCCCAGCCAGCTTATCCGCCCGCACCACCCGCTGATGCACCACCCGCCGCGCCAGCCCCTCAGCAGCCCGCACAGCCGCTTCAGGGTCATAACCCACCGGAAGCCTGAACGCGGGGTCTGGACGGCACTGAGCCGCCAGCGCCCGGGCTTCTTCGGCCATCGCACGGGCATGGGCCATTTCCACCACGCGCTGCGCCATGCCATCGCCAGTGACCCAGGCGCCGCCGGATTGAATGCTTCCCACCCTATCCGTCAGCTTCACACCCTGTTCACACCCACCTTCACACCTTTTTTCTTTTATTTCATTGAAGGTGTGAAAGTGTGAAGGGTGTGAAGGCGAATATACACGCGGGACCATGATACACTTCTCCTATAGGGTTACCGCTTGATACCTCACGCGCACGTGAGGAAAATTGCTTCACACTCTTCACACCTTCACACCCTGAGTATTTTCAACGAAAGAAGGTGTGAAGCAGGGTGTGAAGGGTGTGATCCTTCCCCCTTTCAGGAGGGGGGCGCGGGGGGATGCTCCGGTTCTTCAGGGTCCAATACCGCCACGGGCACGCAGAATGCGCGCCCCGAATATGCCTTGCCCATGCGCAGATTCCCGATACTTCGCTTGGCATGCGGCATCTGTTCCATGGCGCGCCACCAAGCCTCCCCCGCAAATTCTGTCCCAGCATAGAGCCGCCGCAATTCCTGGTGCTGGCGCGCAAACCACACCACCTTCAACGGCAGCCCGCCCAGCGCCTTGGCATCATCATCGGTCCAGACATCTCGCAGCAGCTTCACCGCATCATCGGGTGACAATTGCTGAGCCTTCAGCCCAATACGCCTAAGCTCCCCTTCCGGGTCACCAGCCGCGTCATGATCGAAGCATTCCCGCACCAGGTCGCCAACCGGGACGCGCACCTGCCCAGCGGCGCGCGTGATGCTGGTGGAAGCCAACATCACCCATGCCCGCCGCCCGGCGCTATCTTCCCGCTGCGCCGCTGCGCCGCCGATGAAAGCCGACGCTTCACGCACCAAGGCCGATGCCTCAGCATCCGTCGCCACAGCATCACTGGCCAGCAACCACCAACCCGCCAGCAGCGCGCCCACCTGGTCCGCTTCGCGCGCCGTGGCGCCAGCCAGCACGAGCGCAGATCGCATGGCGCGCAGATTGCCATCCCACCTTGCAAAACCCTTGATGACGCGCCCGAGCATGGCCGCGCCCAAACCATGGGCCCGCGCCTGAATAGCCTCGATCGCGTCCTTATTGTCGCGCCCCGCTGGCATCAGCGTGATTTCAGTAAAGCGCCCCATGTGCTCAGGCTTCAGCACCGGCGGATGAATGGCCGCATAGCAAACCGCACCCAAAACACTGAAGGACCGGCCTCGCCCATCCGGGCTGCCCCGCAACCCACGCGACCCTTCACCACCTGACGCCGGCAGCATCATATCAAACAACGCTGCGGCGCCCGAGCGATCCCCCTGCGCCGCTTCATCCACAATGATGGGCCCTGGCCGATCCGTCACCCGCGCTTCAAGCCCAGCCTTTGTGGTGTCATTCGAATAGGCATGCACCGGCAGCAAGCCTTGCAGCACGCGAATCAGGCTTGTCTTGCCCGTGCCGGTACCACCCAACACCACCAAATTCGGCCGCCAGCGCACGGCAGCCCCAAGTGACGCAACCGCGCACCAGCCCATCGCCAACATGGCCGCCGCCGGGCCATCCCGGAACACCCATAAATCCGCAATATCGCGGCGCAGATCATCAATATCCGCCGGGGGGCATGGGGGCGCAGGCTGGCGACGCACGGAAGGTTCGCGCACATAAACGTGCCGTTCGGTCGCCCCTTCCACTTCCACATTCACCACAATGCCAGCGGCTTCCGCCCGGCCATCGGCAAAAACCAGGCGCCCGCCCAAATGCAACAGCGGCGCGCCCTTATCATCCGCCCAAATACCCGTGCGGCGCGGCGGATTGCCCACCGGATCATAAGGCCCAAGCAGGAAGCATGCGCGCATGATGGCCTTGCCGACCTTATCCCACCCCTTCACCACGAGCACACCATATTCATCAGTCACGCCGAAACGTTGTGCCAGCCAGGAATCATCCGCGCCGAAAAGGTCAAGCAACGTTTCCTTTTTCATCATGTCCCGCGCCGGCACCGCGCGGAAATTCCCCCCGGCATCCACCAGGTAATAAAACCCCGGCGCCACGCCGATCGGCACAATGGGCGAGCCTTCAAAATCCATCGCATCCGCAGGCGGCGGCAGCCGCACTGGCGCGCCATCGCCCGCCGCTTTCTTGCTGGCCTTCTTTGCGCCCGATTCCTTTTGCCGCTGGGCATCCGCCATCGCAGCATTGAAGGGGTCAATGACCTCAGCGGCTGAGCTCTGCGACACGCGGCACCCTCCTGTAGCCATTGGCGCGCAGCAGCGCGGCGCAGGCCTGATAAATGTCCAAGTCCTTCATGAAGGCCATCAGGCTGGCAAAGCGTTCACCGCGCGCGCCGCCCGTTTCCGTGATCCAGTTACCGGACACAGTGCAGACATAAATGGCCGAGGCATCAGGCCGCGCCATCAGCAGCACGCGCCATTCCAGCTTGTCCAATTGCAATTTGAGGGAAGACAAGCGGCTGAGCGGCGCCGTGAAATCCATAAGCGGCGTGGCAATGCGCGCATGTTCCGAAATCTTGCGCGTGAAGCCCATGGCGACAAAGGCGCGCGCCAGATGAGCATCCGAAAACCGCGTGACTTCTTCAGCGAATACCCAGGCCGGCGCATCACCCGCCTTGGTGCCACGCTTGGGTGGCGGCGCGTAAATGCCGGTGTCCAGGCCATGCGCAGGGCGTTGATAAGGCAAGGCCAAAGCGGCGCTCAAGCTTCCGCACCCTTCAGCAGCGCGCGCATGTCTTTATGCGCCTGGCGCACATCAGCCATGGCGCCAATCTTCATATACACTTCAGCCAAGGTCAGGAACGTCAACAGCTTTGCGTCCCGTTCCTGCACCTGCTGATCATAGCGGGCCATGCCGTTGGCCAGCGCGGAGGTCTCCAGTTCAGCAGTCATGAAAACACCGCCCACTGAGCCAGACGATTGATCACCACAGCGGCGGCGCAAATCGCCACCACCACCCCAACGGAAAACCCCACACCCTCCATCACGCCGCTTCCTTCATCTTGGCAAAACACCGCGCATGATGCGCTTCGCAATACGCGCTATCCTGACGGCCTTCCTTGTTGCGTCGCGGGGCCGCATCACAGAAGCGCATATTTTCCAGCGCCACGCGCACCCCATGCGGCCACAACGGAAACTGACAGCCCCGCACCTGAAACACCTGCGGCCTGGGCTGCGCCGCCGCCTTTTCCCGCTTCGCCTCTGCCCCATCCAAAAAGCCCCGCGCTGGCGACGGGTTCGTTAAGCGCGCCGCCAGCGCGGGGAAGTTGGACAGGGAGGAAACGTCATGCTGCGCGGAGAAAGCCGCCGCGCCCGGCCTTGGGGCACCCGTGGCGCCCAAGCTTGTTGTGGCGGCGGGCGCCGGAGGAATGACAACACCCGCCGCCGCGCGCCGCACCACAACACCCCCATGGCGCGGCGCGCTATTCTGCCGCTGCCCCACCTTGATAGGCGAAGGGCGCGCAGGCAGGCGCAGCCGATGCGCCCTGCCCACCACGGCGTTTTTCGTGATACCCATGTGCTGCGCAATTTGCGTGCTGGTATCCCCACGCAGCCAAAGCTGGCGCAGCAGATCATCCTTCGGCTGAGGCCATTTTTCGCCACTCATGCGCGCCGCGCCTTCCGCGCCCGGCGATCAGCCCAATCCGAAGCATCCAGCACCGCGAAACCAACGCTGCGCAGCGCGCTTTCCACCATCCGCCAAAACCGCGCCTTCATGCCGCCGCCCTTTCCTTGGCGATGGCAGCAACAGACATGGCCAACCCCGCCACCTGCAGCGCTTCCAGCGCCAGCCCCTGGAAATCTTCCGCCGAAAGCTTCCCATCCGCATGGGCCTGCGCGAATGCCGCGCTGAGCTCCCCATATTCGCGGGAAAGCTTCACCACCTGGCTGATGAAATCCCCACCCAGCGCCGCCTGCTGAACCAGCGCAAAACCCTGCAACGCCGCCAGGTGGCGCGTGAGCACCGGATCACCCGCCGCACGTTCCAGCGCCAGCATGCAATCAATTGGCATGAAGCGGTCTGGCGTATGCGGATCATAACACGCGGCCAGGCTGGTTTTGGAAAGCCGCGCCGCAGCGCTGCCCGCTTCCACCCCGCCACAGGCCTGCACCAAGGCGCGCGTGACTGTTTTCAGGCCGATACCATCAGCCGAGGCCAAATTCATGCTTTCCCCCCATGAATGGCGCGGGAAGGCTTCCCGCTGATTTGCGTTGCGCCGGCGAATATGATCCGCTTCCCGAAAAGGAACGGGAAGGGAATCAACATCATGGATAAATCAATGGATCGCACCGTGGCCTGGTTAGCCTTGGTGCTCACGGTCATTCTGACCATCCTGTCAGCAACTACGCTGCACCAAGCAATCAACGCGCCGATCGACCCCACGAAGCGGATGGAGCATTTCGCGGCATGCACCACCTGGGCAGCCGGCCAAGCCGTGGCCGGGCGCGTCTGGGGTGACTGCCCGCAACCCGTGGCCGATTGGCACATGGGCCAGCTTCTGGCGGCGGGCTTCGGGGGAATCATGGCGCTGCTTTCGCTTGGCTTCACCATCCGCCAATTCCAGCGGGCACGGCCTGATGCGCTACCCCGCACGCGCGATGAGGAAATCATTTCGCGAGAAACATCGCGGCTGAAAACACTGAAGGCGCAAGAAGACTTGAAGGCGGAACGCGCCGCGCGCGCCGCCGCCGAGGCAAAACTGGCCGCCGAAGAAGCGGAACGCCGCGCGCGCGGCAACACCAAATGAGCAGCGGCGCCGCCGTCTTTTTCACCATTCTTTTCATCGGGCTGATCCTTGTGGTCAGCCTGAAGGCGCGCCGCCGGGAAAACGGCCAAGCGCGCCAAAGGGAAAGAATCGGAGAGGCACCCCCGAAAAGACGCCAGCGCCTGGCGCGGACCATTCCGCCGCCGGACAAGGCAATGGCCCGGCTGCGCATGGAATATGCCGACGCCTTCGGAGTGCTGACAGAGCGCCAGATTTCCATCATCCAGCTTGAC